CAAAGAAAAGTTCTATGGTCAAATTGGCATAGATTACGATAAAGGTAAAGTTAATCCTAATGCCAAGATTGGTGTAAGATTTAAATTATTCTAAAGGAGATATAAAATGGAATTAAAGGAAGCAAAGAAAATTCTTAATAATAGCGGTTATGTTCTTAATGAAAGTGAATATTCCATATTTTTCACTGATAATAAAGATATTATAAGATTAAATGGCATAGACAATGATGAGTTTAATGAAACTATTATGAATATGTTTAAATCTTTACAAACCGAACTTGAAGACGATACTCGTTTTAAAGTAGAAGTTGGAACACAAGGACATAATAATGTTGAATATTATGGAAGCATTGACTTTAAGATTTCTGATAGTTCCTTACCATTAGTATCTTATTTTTATGATTCTGATTTAGGTAGATTAGTTCATTTAGCACTATTTGACTTTGAACCACAAGATTATGATATTAAAGTTACTAAAAATGGTTATGATGAAAAAATGCTAGTATTAAAAAAATCTATTTCCGCTATACCACATACAAAAACATTAACATCGGTTGATGATATAAAAAAGGTAATTGAAAACAATATAAAACTAATAAATACTACATTGGTTAAATAAATTTTCTATGGAGATACAAAATGGAATTAAAGGAAGCAAAGGAATTTTTAGAAAAAAAAGGTTTTCTTTTGGAAAATAGTCAATTTGATAAATTAGATGATGATGAAAAAATGATGTATCTTTATCTTAATTTAAAGAAAGATGGGTATGATGTATCAAAATTAAAATACGGGCACGATTATGATAAGAGTTGGTCTACATTTAATTTGCAAATAAACAAAGAAATTAACATTGAAAAATTGAATGTTAAAGTAAAAATTATTGACATGACTATACAAAATGATAGTAGTATAATAACTTTTACAAACCCTTATTATGATGGTGAAAAAGACAAAGTTCGTTTAACAAAAGATGTAGAATATCTTTTGTCACAATTACCAAATAATATGAGAAGTTTTATAAATGTTGATATTCATAACGCAATATATGAATATTTTGATTGGAGTATAAAGAAACATCATTTTGGATAAAAATAAACCCCTGGACCAACAATCCAGGGGTTTGAGGTAACAACAACATTCTTTATTTGGAAAGCAATTTCCAAGGCTTGTCTTCAAAGTAAGGAATTTCTTCAGCCAGTTTCTTTGCATTTCCACGGGCTGCCCATCCATCGTGAGGACCAGACCAATCATTAAAATCTTTGGTTTTCTGATACTTGATGGGGGTGCAGGTTTCTTCATCATAGTCTTCCTCATCAATACCATTCATTTGTGCCTTTTCACGGGCACGGCGCTGTTGCTTGGTGTTGTGCTTCCATTTTCTCATACCATTCAAGCCAACACAACACCAAGGCAATTTAGCATTTTTACGATAGCTTCTTGACATTTTATTAATCCTTTTTGTTTTCAAGATTTTTCAATTCAACTGCAGCATCGTGAAATGCTGCAGCCAACTTTTTACGAAATTCTGGTGTCCTTCGCTTAGTGATTTCAAGAGTCTTTGTCTTGGGGTTCAACATAAGCTGTGGTGCACTGAATACCATTTCACTAAATTTCTTTTCTTTCATATTTATTACCTCTTTTTTGTTTACGATTCAAATATAGGTAATTTAAACTTAATTGTCAATAGGTAAACATAAAATTTTATGTAAAAAATTGTTTACATAAATATAATATGAATTTTGAAGACTACATAAATGAAGCTCTAAAGGTTAAGTATGTTGTTCGTAAGAACAAGAAGATAAAGAAGTGGAAGACTGACCGTCCAGGTAAATATCGTGTAGAATACGATGAAAACGGTAAGCCTAGAGAAGTTCGTATTACTGCAAAAGAAAGAAGAAATAGAAAGATTGGTCAAAGAAAAGGTAAAATCAAAAGACAAGCTAAGATGAACCTTATCAAGATGAAACAAAAGAAATCTTTCAAGGCTCGTCAAAATATGGGTATGGCTTATAACAAGAAACTACCCGATATTAATGTGAATAGAAAACCATATGAACCTGTCAAGCAAAAGTTTGAAAGGGAAAAGGATAAGCTACTTTCACCAAGATTTGAAAGTTTTATGGATGGATTCCAAGATTACCTAAATGAATCATTGTTATTGGAATGGCCGGAAGGCATTATTTGGTCAGATTCAACAAAAGGTATTGATATTGGTTGGGACTTTTGTAGTGAAGCTGAAGAAGATGGTGAATGGCTAAAGCAATTAGTAACTTTGTTCAAATATGGTGTAATGGAAACCTTGAGAGATGATAGAAACCAACCAGCAAATGAAGATGGGTTCGTTTCACAACCTAGACTAGAATTTAGTGATGCCCAAGTTGCAGATATTGCGGAAACTTTGTACTATGATTGGGCTTTCATTGAACAAGCAAGAAACGATGTAAAACTTATCAAAGATGAAAAACTTTTGTCTGACCTAGAAAAGTATGTACCAGAAAAATTATGGAAAAAAATAAAAGGAGATAAAAATGAAATTTAGTGAAGCTAAACAAATTCTTAATGAGAATGGCTATGTTTTAAATGAAAGTGAAGAACTTGGAACTTACGATTCCATATTATATCTTTACTTAACCTTAAAAAAGGAAGGTATAAGTGGATTACCTGCAAATACTAATATTGTAACACATAATAAAATGTTTACAGTTAAGATTGAAAAAGAATTTGATGATTTAAGCGAAAGAGCTGGCAAAACTGTTAAAGCAACTATGTTGATTTTCAATGAAGAAGGTATTGATATAATGGTAGCTTATGGTGATGATAAAGTAGAACCACAGAGAATGGCAATTCCTATGGATAGAGAAAACTATGAAATAGATGATAGACTTACTACAATTTTACAGAAACATTTTAAAGACTTTATAGAAGTAGATGTGCATAATACAGTATATGAATATTTGTTTAAGAAAAAGTAAAATAAAAAGGAACATTTAGAATGTTCCTTTTATTCGTTATATTCATTTATTGTATTTAAAACAATTTCCCATTCTGAATTAGGCTCAGCTAAGTTATCATTGATATAGCCTGTTATTCCAAAATGTTTACATAACATTTCATCTGTCCAAGGTGTATTGTAATCACCTAACCACAAGATGTTTCTATTGTTTATGTGGTTGTTTGTAATAAGTTGGTGGGTTACATACTTACCGAAGTTTGTATTTTGTAAACTATCAATAAAGTTCTTACAACATAATTCACTTTCAAACGAAATAGAAAAAGTTATTTCAGGTGTAGTCTTGCTAAATTGATTCTTTTGATAGAAGTCATACCAAGGCTTATTGTCTTTCATTCCGTCATAGAAATAAAGAAGTTTACCTAGATTGAATAGATGTTTTTTACCTTCATATCCGTGTTCAGTCTTTGCCCTAATGATGTTTGGTATTCTAACACGCCAACCATCTTTCTTGTTATATTCTATATCGCATAATTGCTTAGTTTTGTCAAATACTTTTTCTACGATTGAATTATAGGATAGCTTAGTATAATCAAAACCGTCCTTTTCCAATGGTATAAATGCCCAAGTCGGTACACATTTGAGTTCCCTCAAACATAACTTGCGATTCTTTGGCAGATATTACATCTAGGTTTTCTAGCTTTTTAGAAATAGTTTCTTCATAACGATGATAGGCTACCTTTGTTTTGAACTTGGCAAACTTATCAATTAACCAAAATATAGGACTGATATTGATTACCTTGTCAGCACAAGGTATTACCTTTTCTAAAATATCCAAATGAAGATTCTTAGAATATGGCGGATTCATTATTATAACATCAAACTTAGGCATTTTCAAAAAATCCTTCCAATTCTACTTTCTCATTTTTAGGACACCAATCGGTTATATTCCAGTCAAACACATCTGAACATACAAAGTTATGGTCAATAATCTTTGTCAAATCTTCATTAGTGAAATGAGCCATAAATTTCTTTATGCGTTCTTTCGCATATTCGTGTGTTTTCGGGTCAAGTTCAATGCCATAGGTATTTGATATAGCCTTAATTGGATTTTGGTTATTCTCAACGATTCTACGATAAAGAATGGCTATGATGATATTACCTGCACCCATAGTCGGGTCTAATGCGGTTTTATCTTCATTTATCCAAATTTCCTTATCTATTTTATCCATCATCTTTTCAATGACGGAATAGGGAGTCCATACCTGTCCCAATTTCTTTCTTTCTTCAACATTACATTCGTAATGTGCAAAATCATTATCAAATTGTTCTATACTCATATAATCTATGTATTTCATATAAATATAATACAAAAAATTCAAAATAGTGAGGTTATAAATGAATTTTAATTTTTGGAATCCTTTATCAGACAGATTTTTACAAGTAGAACCAGAACATTCCCAACAAAGACAAGCGGATGCCGCCAACAACTCCTTTGGTAAATCCGAAGACCCTAGAAATTGGCGAAATGCGGTTATGGGTTATAGTTCAAACTATACCGACCCAATTGACCCTTATGATTCTAATGGTATTATGTTTGATACTGTCTTTTCCACAAAAAGACAAAGAATAAATTTCTATCGTAACTTAGCCCTTTATCCTTTTACAAGAAAATGTCTAACTATGATGGCTGACGAAGCCGTTTGTGAAAATGCTATGGGTGAAGTTGCTACATTTGATATTGACAAGGCTAGTAAGTCTAAGTTTACAGAAACTGAACTTATGACCCTTAGAGATGAATTTAATTATATCATAAATTGCGTAATTGGTAAAAACCAACTTTGGTATTTGTATTACACTTGGTTGGTTGATGCTGAATTGTTCCTTGAAATTTGTTTAAGTAGTGATGGTACAAAGGTTGCAGGTATAAAGCAATTACCACCATATTGTACAATGTGTATTTACGATGATGGCTTGCTAAAAGGTTTCATTGAAGATACAAAGCTATTAGACCCTGAAAACCAAAATGGTGAAACAAAAACATTTACCACAAACCAAATTGCCTATGCTAACTATGGATTCTGGGGTAACAATAGAAATGATGTTCGTGGTCACTTGGAAGCCGCTATCAGACCTATTAACCAATTAAGGGCTATTGAAGATGCCTTGACAGTTTATCGTATCACAAGAGCCCCTGAAAAGAGAATCTTCAAGATTTATACAGGTAAGATGCCTGTCAATCGTGTTCCAGAATATATGCAGGAATTACGAGCAAAGTATCGTAAGCAATTAACAATTGACCCTGTAACTGGTATGATTAATTCCAATAACAATGTTCAAGCATTTGTTGAAGATTTCTGGTTATCCATTGATGCTGATGGTCAAGGTTCTAGCATTGAAAACTTTAAGGGTAGTACCGAATTTAATGGTCAATTAGACGATGTTAAGATGTTCCGTGAACAAGTTGCAGATGCCCTTATGGTTCCTCCTAGTAGATGGGCTACCGCTGATGGTGGTGGTGCTCAGTATTCACAAGGTATTGAAGGTTTGACCCTTGAAGAAGCTAGTTTCCAAAAGTTGAACAAAAGATTAAGAAGAAAGTTCTGCGATATAATCTATCAAATCTTTATGGTACATCTTCAGGTTCGTGGTTACAAGAGTAAATTCTTGGATAGAACAATTTATAACATTGACCTTATTCCAGCTACAGACTTTGAATTAATGCGTTCCTTGTCAATGTGCGAAAAGAGAGGTGGTGTTGTTGGTTCATTCTCACAATTCTTGCCTACACCTTCCAATGTAAAGCCTGGTAGTGAAGATATGGGGCCGTTGTTCTCTAGACAATTCTTCCTTGAAGATATTCTTGGATTGACTTCAGAACAAAGAATTAGAAATGACAAACTAATTGAACAAGAAACTGCTGAAATTATGGCTAAGGCACAAGCTGCTAAGGAAGAAGGCGGTGAAGAACCAGATGATGAAGGTGGTGACGATTTAGGTTTCTAAAAAATTATAAATAAAGTATAAATTACATTTAAAACACAATGGAGATATACAAATGCTTTTAGAAAGTGCTAAGAAATACCTTGAAAATGCCGGATATTCTGTTATTATGGAAAAGTCCAAATATGATGGAATTAAGGATAGTACCCCTGAAATTAAAAACCTTATTGATACTTTAAAATCTTCTGGATTGGAAGATGATTTGAAGAAAGCAGTTGATTTGGAAGATAGATTGGCTGGCTTGACTGAAGATAACTTGAACGAAATGCAAAAGGCTAAGAAGTGGAAGGCTGAATGGACAGCAAAGGAAAAGTCCTTAAAGGGAACATTGGACGATGCTGCTAAGTATCTTGGTGATGCTTTAGATTCCGATGAAGCCCTTTTCTTCAAGGTTGCTAGTAAGGAAAACAAGGCCGGTATTCTTTTGGAAAAGGTTGTAACAGTTACATCACAAGATGATGTTAATGCTATGATTGCTAAAGTTATGCAAGACCCAACCGTTGTTACCGATGCTAGTGAATTGGCTCAGCAAATGGCAAATGATTTCAAGAATCTTCTTAAATCATACTATCAAAGAGCCTTGGATGCTGGTTGGGTAAAACTTGGTGAAAAGAAAACATCTTGGAAGGCTGCTTACTATGACCAAGACGATGAAGGCAATATGAAGAAATTCATTGGTAAGAAAGAACAAGAAGCTGATAGAGCTGAATGGCAAGCTAAGTCAGTTGCCGCTCGTAAGGCTAACAAGGCCGCTGCCAATGAAAGCTACACTATGGATGAAGGATTCTTTGGTGATATTGTTGAAAAGTTCAAGGCTTTCGGTTCTTGGATTTGGAAAAAGATTACCGGCGAATTTAAGGATGCTCGTATTGAAACAAGAAAGGCTGTAATTGCTTATAGCAGAGTTCTTGACCAACTCATCAATGCTTGCGAAGATAAACTCGCTGAAGTTGAAGAATAATTAAACCTTTAACAAATTAATAAGTGGGCTAGAATATAGTCCACTTTATTTTTTATAAATACTATAAAGAGGTTTATAATGAATTTACAAGATTATATAAAAAATGAAATGGTGAAAACCAAACCTTTGAATGAAAATACAGCTGAAGCCGGTGATTGCTCAGTCTTTGAAGGTTCTCAATGGATGGGTTCACACCACCACCAATATGTAATTTGGGATAACTTAACAGGTTATGGTTATACCGGTGATGTTTTGATTGACAACCCAGACCATAAAACTGATATGGCTTGTGTTCCAGACCATATTCACTTGATTGTAAATTGGGAAGTTTTGCCTTTGGGTGATGGTCATACACACAAACTAGAAAAGCCAATCAAGGTACAACCAGATACCGATATTGATTTGAGAACAGTCCCTGTAGAAGTAGTCAAAGACGATACAAAATAGAGGTTTCTATGAAATTAGATGAAGCACAAGAAATTTTGAAAAAGAATGGCTTTCTTATGGAAAAGCATTACCAAAATGCTAGTGTAAGCTTCCAAGATGCTACTGGTCAAGAAAAGACAGTTGTTCTTAACCTTAGTAACATTGGTTGTAAAGCCAATAAGAAAGAAGATACTAAAATGTTCGTAATTAACTACTTTAATTCAAGGGTTAAAGGAACAAAGATAACAAGTGTAGAATTATTTTAACTCCCAGCCGAAATAATCGGACACGTTTCACACTCAGGTGGTTCAAATGAACCACCTTTTTGTTCATTTATTATAAATACATTATGGTGATTGACCTAGAATAATTTTAGGAGAAATTAATATGAGTTTATCAAATAACATGTCAGTATTCACTACAAGTATTAAGAATCTTCCCGATTTGGCAAAGAATTATCTTTTCCAGGTGATTTTTGAATACGAAAGTGGTTCAGTACTATCAAAAGTAATTGGTACTGATGATTTTATGTTGCGTGCAAAGACTGCAAGTTTACCACAAAAGGATTTCAATGAACTTACTACCGAATATATGGGTTCTAAGATTGTTTACCCCGGTAAGGCTACCGTAGCAGGTACATTGGAAGTTACTTTTGATGAGTTCCAAGACCTTTACATTTCTAAGGCTTTACACAGATGGCAGAACTTGCTATTCAATCAAGGTTTCCAAAACGATATTGATGCTATTGGTATTACCGGTGGTGCTAGTTCTAACTACTTGAAAGATTATAGTGCTACTGTAAGAGTAGTCCTTTATGATTCTGCTTTGAAGAGTAAGCTTCCCGTTGAATACAAATTTTACTATGTCTGGCCTAAGACAGTTTCACAAGTCGCATTAGGTCAAGAAAGTGCTGAAAAGATTCAAAGAAGTGTTACATTCAACTATTCAACCTATGAAATGATTGCTACTGGAGAATAATTAAAATGAAAATGAATTTAAATGAAGCTAAACAAATTCTTAATAAAAGTGGATATTTACTAGAAAATGAATCATTGATTTCAAAACAAAAAATCATTAAATTTGCTTATCTTTATTGTCTTTTAAAAGATAGAGGAATTGATGTAAATACAGATGAAAACAATGTTTTTAATGGTGAAGTAAATTTCTATCTTGATGATTTGAATATTTACATATCTAGTGACCCTTATGGTTGGGGTGCAGGTGTAGAGCGTGATTCTGATATTATCTATTTTTCTGTACTTGTAGATGAAAACGATGGTAGTTCAAGAGAAAAGAAATTTAGTTTTGATGAATTACTTTCATTAGTAAAGAAGAAAAATTTTGCTGAAATAAAACAGATAGCACTTGAAATTCAAAATGACAAAAAACTTAAATTGAATGGTGAAGCATAATTAAAATTATTTTTAGATAAAATAAAAGGACAATCTTAATGATTGCCCTTTTTTAATTTGTTTGGGAAGTTTTACACAACCGGTTCACTTTCAATCTTTTCAATTTCCTTTTGAACCTTTTCCATATATCTATCACGAACATTCCCAATTTCAACACCCTTAACATTAGCAAAGGCTTCATCAAGGGCTTTCTTACATTCGTTTGCCTTTTCAATGGTATCAAAGCCATAGCAAGCAACATAGTCACGAACAAAGGCTGAAGAGAACTTTCTATCAGCGAATTTCTTAGCAATACGGCCAACCTTGGAGGCATGGTTAATGATGTAGGACACATCAAGAATGAAGTTGCTTTTGTTGTAAGTGGTGTAGAAGTCTGTGATTACCATATTGTTACCTCTTGTTGTTTGTTGTTCCCTTTTACATAAGTAAATATAGATAATTTAAACTTATTTGTCAATAGATATTGGCAAATTTTATGTAAAATTCAAGTTTACATTTGATACAAATTAAGAAAAATATCAAACTAAAATTTATAAATAAAATGTGTTAATAAAACACAAATGTTCATTAAAAAATTGGAGGAATCTCAAATGGATAAAATTCTTGAAAAACTTGCTGGTGTTCTTACTGCAGAAGATTTACAAGAAATCAAAGAATCTTTTGAATCTGCTGTAGAAGAAAGACTTAAAGTCAAGTTGGCCGAAGAAACCGATTCCTTAACCAAAAAAGCTGATGAATTTTGTAAGCAAAAAATCAAAGAAGCCGTAGATAAGAAAACCGCTGAATTGGAAGACCTTGCTAACAAATATTGTGAAGAAAGATGTGCTAAGATTGCTCTTAAAGAACAGGAAAAGCTCAATTCACAATGCAAGAAGTTGGAAGAAGCAGCTGAACAATATATCTATGAATTTTTTGATGAAAAGTTCACAGAAAAATATGGTCAGGAACTTCAGGCTCTTGAAGAAAAGGTTATTACCGGCTTGGATAAGTACCTAGAATATAACATCTCCGAAAAGATTAATGACAAACTCATTACAAAGACTGCTATGTCTGAAACATACGCTCCAATTATTGAAGGTATTCAACATTTGTTTGAAGACCAGTATGTTCCAATGGATTTGACCGGTTCCAAGAAGCTTCGTGAAGCTAAGGCAGAAAATGCTGAATTGCAGAAGTCTTTGAAGAAACAATTAGCAGAAAATATGCGTTTGATTGATTTAGTCGAAGATTCAAATAAGAAGGCAACAATTGCTGAAAAGACTTATGGATTAGACCCAACACAAAAGGCTCGTGTTCAAAAGTTCTTTGAAAGTAAGTCATTGTCTGAAACCAAAAAAGATATTGATGATTATGTAGATATGATTTCTGAACAAACAGAAATGTATCGCACAAATCGCAAAGCACTTTTTGAAAAGAAAGCTCGTCCAGTATCACGTGCTATCAAAACTGAAAAAGCACTAGAAAAGGATGAATTAATCACTGAAAAATACAAGAAACCATCTTTAGAAACAAACACTTTTATGGATAAAGCTGCTCGTTTCTTAGATGAAGAATAAGAACAAATTAACCCAATTTTAAAAAATTGGAAAAATAAAAATTATAAATAAAGTATAAAATTAAACAAAACTCATTTAATAGGAGATAATAAAATGAATACAGTTAAAAAGGCATTGATGGAACGCTGGACAACAAAAGCCCCTGCAGTTCTTTCTATTGCAAATATTCAAGATAAGTATATCCGCGAAAATATGGCAAAACTCATGGAAAACCAGAGATTCCAGGACATTGGAAATGCTTTGAATGAAGATTTTGGTATGGGTGTTGGTGCACCTCTTGGTGCTGACCAGGGTATTCCTCATGGTGGTGATAGCAAGGCTGTCTTCGCCCCAATTTCTTTAGCCCTTGTCCGTCGTGTTTTCCCACAGTTGTTTGCTAACGTTCTCGTTGGTGTTCAACCACTTTCTGGCCCAGTAGGTTTGGCTTTCGCCCTTCGTTATGTTTATAAAGATGCAGGCGACCCAAATAAATTAGTTGAAGCTGCTTGGAAGGCTGTTCCAGAATATTCTGGATTCTCAGGTTCTACCGCTAACACAAGTGGTGCCCCAGATGCCGGTACCGCAGTAGATACTCAATCCGCTGAATCTTGGAAGATTACAGGTGATTATGATGAAATTCAAACACACAATGATTTCTCTACCGGTATTCGTGGTAAGATTCCAGAACTTGGTTTGATGTTCTCTAGACAGTCTATCGTAGCTAAGACTCGTAAGCTCGCCGCTAGTTTCTCTCTTGAATCTGCTGAAGATATTAAGAGAATGCAGGGTGTAGAAATGATGACCGAAATGGTTAATGTTCTTCAGTACGAAATGACCGCTGAAATTGACCGTGAAACCATCGCAAGATGTAAGTCCTTATGTAAGCCAATCTTCTGCAAGGCTGGTAACAACACCGATGTAGATAATGGTTTCGTAGGCCGTTGGTCTCAAGAAAGATATTCTCGTATCGTAGGTTTGATTATGAAGACCGCTAACGATATTGCTACAGCTACTCGTAGAAGTGCAGCTAATATCGCAGTTGTTTCTCCAGATATGGCTTCCGTTCTTCAACAGGCCGCTCCATTCTTCAACAAAGTAACAAGTGATGTAAATGGTTCTACCGCTACACCAGAAATTGGTACTTTGAATGGTGCTATCAAGGTTTACCGTGATAACTACGCAGTAAACTATCAGGGTGTTGACAATGGTGAAGTCCTTCTTGCCTATAAGGGTACAGGTGTATCAGATTGTGGTGTAGTATTCTGCCCATACGTTACCGGTGTTGTTAATCAAGCTATTGACCCTAACGATTTCTCTCCAAGAGTAGGTGTTATGAGCCGTTATGCTTTCGCTAACAACATGCTTGGTGCTGATAACTACTATCGCTTGCTCAAGTTTGATACCGCTTCAATCTGGGCTGATACATCTGACAAAGACCAGTATGTATTCTAATTTCTAGTAAATTAGAAAAGCATGCCACTTTTTAGGGTGGATATGAAATAGTTTATATCCACCCTTTTTTAAAAAACAAATTTTAAATGGAGATAAGAAACAATGAAAAATCCTACATCTAACGGAAATGATTTGTACCAAGTTGGTAACGATTACCCACAGGTAGCTGACAAATACTTTGAACTTTCTTCTTACAAGGATGGTATTTACACTGAACTCAAGTCTGATTACAATCCTGTAACAAATGAATTGAGTGCTGACCCATTCTTTGACTTGAAGGATATGAAAGGTCTTAACAAGAGAATCCTCAATGTTCTTCCTCAGTCTGGTTGGAAAGACCCAGATGCTACCCCAGCTAGTGCATTTAGTGGTGCTAAGTATTTGTCTGACGAATACGCTACAGCAGTTGCTAGTGCAGACCTCGGTGAAGAAGTCAAAGCCTAATCGTTGCTATAAGTCAAACAAATTAACCAAAGAGCCAAGGATAACCTCCTTGGTTTTTTGTTGTATATAAATACTACATAAAATTATTTTATTGTGAGGTGATTATGCAATCAAGAAA